GCGTGCTGAAGCCCTTCGAGCATGGGAGCAGAGCGAATCTCGGCTCTACCCCGACTTCCCGTGACTTGGGCCGAGTCCGCCACTCCAGAGAGCTGGTCCATGAGGGAATGAAGGAACGTGAGAAGGTTGATTCCGAAAGGAATCTGTAGCTCCCCAGGGCGCTTGTCCACGGTACGGCCCACGGCGCGTTCGAGGACATAGAAACCAGCGTTCCTTAAGAAATCGATGGCTTCCGGTCCGAGAGCGTTGGTGTCCGTAACCCACGTGTTGATGGCATCTTGGAGGCTTTTGGTGACGAGAGCATCCCCGATGCGATTGTATGCGCTTTGGAGATGCTTGACCGCGCTGATTTCTTCGAGCCCCCACGGGGAATCGATGTCCGGAGACAGGTCGAGCCATTCGATGGGTGGCTCACCGTCGTAGTAAGGGCTTGGCTGCCCTGGGACCCCATCTTTGTCGTAGTTCAGAATCAAATCCTGGTCGCGAGCTTTGACGATGACTCTGCCGTTCGGGTAAAGCGGTGAGCCGTTTTCGTCGGTTGCGGGGTCTTTGAGCCAATACGTCCTCAGCACCACGCGGGGTACTGCCTGGCTCCCTTAGCCGACTAAGCACGCGCTTGAGTCCCTGACCTTTGAGCGCTTCGGTTTCGATGTCGTCGCGGCTAAAGGTACTGGGCTCGATTTCACTTGCGCGCTTGGGGAAATTGGTTCTGGCGACGTAAAGGGGAACTACGGTATCGACCCAGATGTACTGGGCGTACTTCAAGTCCCGTGCATGTTTGATGTGGGGGTCCACGCCCACCACGCGAGGGTCGAGCGCGCGGATTTCGATGTTCCCGAGGCCGTAGTGCTCCTGGGGGTTCCACGCGATTTGGCAGAAGCTCGACTGCATGATTTTGGCGATGGTCACTAGGTCCTCGAAGACCATCTGGAGCTGGCATTCTTCCCAAATCGCGTGGATGACTTTGGTGAGAATATCGGCGGTTTTGCCAAGACCTTCCTTGCGGGCAGTGACCATGATTTCGGGTTTCATCTCGGTGAGCATCGCGGCACCGCGCCGGATGTTCATGTTGACGAGGTTCACCCGAAAAATATCTGTCTGGGTTCCCGTCTGTCCTTGACGGAAGAATTTAAGGGCTTTCTCCCATCGGTTTTTTAGGTCCCGACGGGAAATGTTGGTCTCCTGGTCGATGCGTTCGAGCGCATCGAGAACTTCGTCTTCAGTTTCTCCCCAGATGCTCTTGATTGGCATGATTATTCATCCCAGAGGGGAATTTCGTCTTCATTCTCTTCTTCTTCTTCTTCGTTGTCGTTGGGGCCCAGGACCGAGGGTTCATCTTTGAAATCGCGCACGGGGCAGAATTGGTCCCGCGTGTGGAATTTCTGGCCCAGGAAGCGGACTTCCAATTCTTCTCCGCACATTTGGCATACCGCACGGTCCCCGACCGCAGGGCCATCTTCAAGGTACTCTGGCCGTGGGGGAATCATGTACTGGCCGGTGTCGAGCATGTAGGTGAGCATGGCGATGACCCACTCGAAGTCTGACAGTCGATTTTCTTCTTTCGCAAACTGAATCCAGGATTTCCAATTGGGGTCGCGCTTGGAAATCCAATCGACGATTTGGCGAGCAGCATTGTCGAGTTTCTTCATAATCCCTCCCTACTGAACCAAGACATGATTTTTGCCTCCGTTGGGCTGAGCTTCTTGGCGGGCCCTAAGTCTTTGAGGTACTGCCATGTCGCCTTCTGTTCTTCCGGACGGTGGTCTTTCACGTCGCTCCCATCGTGCAGTTTTCCCCAAGATTCGTCAACAATTCCCTGCACGGCGAGCATGAGTGCCATCACGGCGTCGTCGTGACCGAGCGCCGCTCCGTAGCCGTCTTCGCCAACGCGGCAGTACTGGTACATTTCGTCCCAAAGAACGCGGGAATGAATTTTGAGCCTTCGGTGGAGGAAGGCGTGACGGGTGTTCCCGACAAGGAGCTTCTTCGTCTCCCACGTGGTTTTGAATCCCGCATAGCTGGATAGTGTGGGGGCCGCCCGTTCACGATGGCGCCAGATGTAGATGTAGGGGTAGC